TGGACGAAGCCGCGAGGCGCGTCTGTTTTGATGAAGAACGCATCTGGGTCAGTGAGGAAGTCGTTGACGGCGTAGCCATCAGGCAACATGCCCATTGAACGGATTGCGTTCGTGTCGTTGTCCGCTGTGCCAACACGCAAGTTGGAAACCATCAAACGCTCTGCAATGAATTGCAGTTGACGTGGGATGACCAGCTTCATGCCGCGCAATGCGACTTTGAGACCACGTTCGTCAACGAAACCAGCGATGTTGATCAGAGCGTCTTCCAAAGAAGTTTCGTTCAAATCAGCAGCTACTGCTGGAGTGTTGGCAAAAGCACCACCGTTTGTAAGCGGGTGGTTAGTGGCACAGAGTGCAACACCGTCACCGCCAGCAGTTGCACCGCCTGCGAACGCATTGTTCAGTACAGACGCAGCTTTAACCTGCTTAGAGTGGGCCATTGAGCGTGCGAGGGCGCGTGTGTAACGACTGCCAAGGCGGTCATACAAGTTGTCCTCGATTGCTTCCTCAGTAATTGAGAACGCAAGCGCAACGGTTTCGTGGTTGTAACGAGCTGTGTATGCTTCGTTAGCGTCGTCGAAGTTGATTGCAGAACCTTCAGATTTTGTAGGTGCTGCGCCAAACCCGGACAACATAACTTCTTCCTCGAACGCGCGGTCCGAAGATTCAGTGGTGAAGATCTCAGCGTGCTGGTTTTCGTACTTATTGTACTCCATACCAAATAGCGCGTTGAGGCCTGGTTCTAGCTCTTTAGCTAGTTGTGCGCGTGAAATAGCCATGTGTTAGACCTCCTTAAACGCCAGTGGACGAAACAGTACCCGCTGCAATTCCGCCGTTGGCAGAGTTGAACGATGTATTGAGACGTACGATGAGTGGGATACCAGCGGCGGTAAAGTCGGAATTATCAGGGTCGTCTTGGACGCCGATAACACGCAGCTGAAGACCAGCAGTGGCAGCAGCAGTATTCAAGTCTGCGGATGCAGAAGAAATACCAGTGGTGTCATTGCCTGCAGTGGCAGTTGCCATTGCAATGTTCTTAAAGACCATTGCACGAACTTCCGCTTCAGTGTTCGCTGCTGAAACAACATTAGATGTCGCAATAGTAAACGTCTGCATTGGGTTGTCGTAAACAAAGGCTTTGATCGGGAAGTTCGAATCTGCACCCGCAGCAGTACCCTGCCAAGATGGAGCCCAGATTGTCTTACCGTCAGATGCGCGAACGTATTCAACGCCCCAAAACACACCCAAGAACGCTACGTTACCACCAGCAGCAGCTTGCGCCACAGAGATAGTTCCGCCCGCGGTTGGAATTACAGGGGAGCCCTGAAACATTTTTGTATTGTTGCCTGACGCAATACGATACTCGGAAGCACCCGTAGTATTCGCACCTTGCCCAACAATACCGATGGGCCGTAGCCCAAAGGATCCGTTAGAATTTGCCATAATAGCACCTCATATGATTAATCGGAGTCTCGGCGTGAGCCTCCAAACGATACGCGACTTTGCCGACTATTACTAATCGGCATGGAAGGATGTTGTTCCTTCATAAGGTCCTGATCAACAGCAGTCATCTGTTCGCGGGTTCTGCCCCCGTAGTATTCAGTTCGTTCTGCAACTGTCTCGAGCGGGATTCGACAAAGCATCAGTCCTCCTTGGCCAATGATTCCCTCGTAACGACCATCGTCGATAGTTGGAGCCTCATAGTTAGGATATTCATCTTTCCGGACAGGTTCCCATCCTTCGCGCAGCTTAGAGTTGACATTCATTTTGTCTTCTTCGCCACGCATTGCGATTCGTATCCAGCGATGCACAAAGCCATCTGGGGCATTTGGTGCAGCTAGGTGACTGGGCGGTGCCCATGGTTTACGGCGCGTTTCATCTTCGCGTGTTTCGCTTGCGCGAGGTTTTCTATCAGTCATGTTCTCAATCCTTCACATACTTTGCATATTCTTCAAGCGGGACGTTTAGACGTTTTGCCATCGCAATTTGTGAAGGTGATAACTTCACCGACCTGCGCCCCGATTTGGTAGTGCTGCGAGATGCTGAAGCGCCAGCCGAGGCGACCTGTGCTCCACTCGATTTTTTCGTACCCGAGAACTTCTGAGGAAATTCAGATCGCATACGTTTGTCAACTTCACTATAGTACTCATCACTCGAAGGGTCAAATCCTTCTTCTTCGACAAGTTTTCGGTGAATGCCGAACGAAGCATAGGTCATAACTTCGTCTGAACCAAACCACTCATTCTTGTCAGCCCATTGCTGGGCACGAGGGTCTGGCGCGGCCTGTTTCTGCGGTGCCTGTGGAGCTTGCTGTGCCTGTGGCGCTTGCTGTGCCTGCGGAGCAGGTTCTCGCTCCTGAACAGTCAACCGCTGCCGAGCAGCACGAACACGCTCTTGCATAAGAGCCATCTGCGACAGCTGCTCTTGTGCGGAGAACATTGCATCGCTGTCCCCAGATTCGTAGGCCTCACGATATTGCTGCTTGACCGAGGCCACCTCACTTTTAAGGCGCGACTCTTCGGAACTAACGTAGCCTTTGTCCAAGTTTTTAACTTGGTTCTTGAGCTTGTTGTTCTCCTCCAGAAGTTTCTGAGACATACTGACCGCTTCTTCACGGTCACGCTCTTCCTTGCGGTACTTCTCCGTCAGCTTCTTAATGCGGCCCTGAACTTTTTGGCTATAGCTCTCGAGCTCATCTTCTCCAGACGCAGACTCCACCTCAACCTTTTCAGGCTTAGTGGACTCCTGATCTTCTGGAGCGTCGATTTCAACTTCTACACCTGTGTCCTCGACTTCGTCCTCGAGGGTGTTTTCTGTTACTTGTGGCATAATTTTCCCCTAGACGTTTTTGATGTCATCTGGCTCTAGAATCGTAGCGATAACTTCGTCATCATTAATAATGCGAACCTCTCCACCATCGATCTTAAAACGAGAACCTGAATATTTACCGATACAAACCCATTGACCCTGTGCGCACCAAGGCTCTGCGTCTGAGCCGAACTTGCCGGGGTCTTTGTAGGCCATTGGCCCCACGCGTAAGACGTAAGCCACAACAGTGGCGACGGCTTCTCGTGATCGAACTTCGTCAGGGATGAGGATACCTCCCTGCGTTTTGCTCGCACCTTGGTACGGCATAACCAACAGTCGCCAACCAGTCGGTTGAGGCAGTCGGTCCATCAGGGATTTATCTAAAAGTGCGGGATCTAAAACTCGATCCGCGGCGTTGACATATGCGCTATCAATAGGCGACGATTCCGCTGGTTTGTCAGCGTTTCGGTCCTTGTTAATTTTCTGCGCTACATGATCAGGAAGAAATAAGGTCTTCGACGTCATCAGCGTGGTTCTCCAGCAGGGATTTTAGTTCCTCACGGGCGTAGGCAAGTCCCCGTATCTCGCCTACCATGAGTTTGTAGTGCTCCCAGTCTTTGGCAGCATCCATTCCCAGAGCACTTGCAATTTCTTGTTCGCGCTCTCGTAGTAGCTTATACATGTATCGCGCAAGATCAACACCCTCCATTAAAGAATGTCTCTCTCTGAGCCTTCAGCGTCACCCGTGATCGGTCCGCCCTTGACCCACTCGTTGCAGACGTAGTCCGAAGAACACACGAATTTGTAGATCTGACAGTAGCCACTATCACCAGACTCATCACCGATGCAGTCCATCATATCTTCTGTCTGGTTGTACGCAGAGCAGTTGCCGCAACATTCGGAGAGCTTGAACCCGCCGTCTTCTGTGGCGTCGTGGTAGTTCGCTTTGTCCTGCGCGTACATTTTATTAACGTCGTTAACTTCTTCGTCTCGCGTGGCTATCGGGCAACTAGAGCCGTTGTCATCCTCGTCCATCTTATCGACAGGGATTCCATCCGGCATAATGCTGATCATAATCGTAGGCATTAGTAACACTTTCCGCGCTTTGAGTTGTCACGGACATCACCGCGGCGAACTTCGCCACCGTCCATGTAGCCCTGCTTGACGCTGCCGCCGCCCATAAACCTCTGGGTGTCCTGCGTATCAATGTTCTTACCGCTGGGGTGGCGAGTGCTGCCCTCGTCATCAGGACGCATACGTTGGCGATCTTCCTCGTAGCCCCGCGTGGGGCCCTCGTTGTCGAGCATATCTTTTTCGTCCATCCACTTAGGCCGCTTCTTAGGGCGCAATGATTTTCTTGGTGCGGGCATCGTATCTCTCCTAGACCGGAAGTTCAAAGTGTGGGCCGTCGATAAACGGAAGGTTCTCGTGGTTGAGGCATATTACAATCATTCACCCTTCAGGGCAACTACACCGTTAATACTACCTGTTTCGAGCAGCGTTTCGTTGCTCCATCGCTTGGCGCTGCATGTCAATCCGCTCTCTGTTCACATCACTGCGCTCATCGGCAATCTGCTCCTGCAACTCCAGTCGGGATGAATCAGAGGCGGCTTGCTGCTGCATCTTCATTGCGTCAAGCTGTAACTTAGCTTTGTCCAACTGAGATTTCTGCTCCGCTTCCATCTGCTTGATCGACAGTTCCTGCATGCGGATCGTAACCAACGGATCCTGCTCTTCCCCGCCTACACCTTTATAGGTCAGCATCGGCATCACTTCGGTAAGCAACTCATTCTCAATCTGCGCAACACGGGCCTCGATCTGATCAGGCGGAATCTGTGCCTGCTGTTGGCCTTGCATCTGCATCTGCTGCATCTGCTGCTGGGCAACCTCTGGGCGGATAGCTCCTGACTGAGCCAAGACCTGCATCTGAGCCATGCCTTGTTGCATCTGCTGCATCTGCTGTGCCTGCATCTGCTCAACCTCTTGCTGAACCATGGTCCGAGCCTTCATGTGAACGTGCTCCAGAACGTGGCTAAACAACGCCGCTAGAACGGGCGGTGTCTGCTGCAGAACGCTCAACTCAAGCAATGAAACGTGCGCTTTGATGTGAGCGTCGTGGTCCTGCTGTGGGAATGCCTTTGGAGGCTGACCGCCAATTATCGTTGCGTTCTCTGTTGCAGGGTCCTGCGGCTCTGGTTGCGGCTCTGGCGGCAAGATTTCGTCAATGTTCTGCACCTCTAATGCTTGATACATCCGACGATATGCTGCGTGCAGATTGTGCATCTGCGGGTTAGACTGAGCCAGTTGGAGCTGGGTCTGTGCCAGTGTAACGCGCTGCGACATCGAAAAGATGTTCGGGTCCGAGACAGGGAGGACATCCACCCGATCATCAAAGTCTTCACCTTTAACCTGTACCGGAGCACCAGCCACCTCGTATGGATACATAGGTGGCAAGTTTTCAGCGAAGATACGCGCGAGTAAACGAAACTCCGTCTTCTGCGCGTAGTGCATTCTTTTGTGGATCGCAGACATGACCTTCATGCCACGCTCCAACAACGCAACAGTCGTGCCCACAGGAGCGTCTTTGCCCATGTCAGACGTCTGTTGGTCAGCTAAAGCAACGAACCTACGTCCGTCGTTCACCAACCCACCAAGCATTGATGCAAGGGCAGCTGACGGCTCTTTATACGGGAGGGGTACAATAGCGTCTCGGATGCTTCCACCGGGCGCGTCGATGTCACGCCACTCTCCAGGCTGTAGCGGCTCATCATTGTTGCGCACACGTACGCCACGGGCCTTAAAACCAGCAGGAAGGTTAGCGAGAGTACCCGCGTCGATCAACTGGCGCAGGAGGCTCGTAGCCGCGCGACCAAGGCCACCGATCATGTGGATCAAACCAAAGCCATAGAACCCTAAACCAGGCATGAATTTGTAGTGAACGAAGTACTGCCGCTTGCGCTTCAGAACGTCCATCTCGTCGTAGTTGCGACGTATAGCCAAAACCTCGCCGGACGAGTTGTCCAAGGTGACAATGTACGGCAGGTTAATACCTGTCGGCTCACCCGTTTGCGGATCTAGGTCCTCAAAACCTTCAATGTCCAACGAAGCGTGGAACTCCAAGACAGTCAGAACGTCGTCGCTGTAGTTCTTGGACAAGCCCTCTAGCTCGTTAACCTTCTGGCGAACCGGATCCTGTCCGCTGTCATCTGACGCGCTCAAGTCTACGTCGCGGTAAATACCCGCATACTGCATCTTAGCAACGTCGTTCATCTCCATGCGGAGAACATGCGTAACACGGCTTGCCGTCTGCAAATCACTGGCAGAGTAAGGAACAACCAAGTCCTGCGCAGGAATAAACTTAGATACCGCACGCTGTTTCGTTTGGTCAAAGTATACTTTTTTGAACGTCGAACCAGACAACGGCAAATAGAACAACATCTGATCCATATCCGGATCGTATTCTTCCATCACTTCCGTGAGCTGGTAGTTCATAAAGTCTTTTACGCGCGTAGCCTGCGCGTCTTTCTCCTTGGTCTTTAAACCAAGGACCGAGGTGCGAACTGGGCCACCCGCTGGGAGTAGCTCTTTGTACGCCTGTGCTTGGAACTGGGTTACACTCTCCGCAACAAGCGGGTGCGTAATGCCAGAAGCGCCCTCAAACGGGGTGGAGCGTTCCTCAGTCTTGAGGCCCAACAGGTCAAGCCCGTTGACGTACGCCGTCTCCCACTCGGAGCGAGACTCAAGGTCATCTTCGTACATGCCTCGAAGTTCAGAGGAAAGCTCTCCCAAGGTAGAATCGTCCAAGAACTCCGCCAAGTTGGACTCAAACGGAATAAGTTCCCCCTGATCCATCTCATCTGCCATGCTCATAGCTTGGACAATCGCTCCGCCTTGACCGTCGTCAATAACTTCTGCGCCGCCCTCGAACATCTCAGGTGAAGATACGTCGATCTCTAGATCCGGAAGGCCCTGTGTGTCGTCGAGGTCTAGCCCCGGTACGACCATATTTGGTGGTAATGCCATCAGTAATACTCCCGTTTACGGGGCCTCCATTCAAGTTCGTCTTCCTCTTCGCCCTTCAGAGAGATAAAACCTCCCTGCCTAACGCGCATGAGTGCTAAAGTCATACTATCACAGAAGTCGTCGTTTTCTCCATGAGGAAATGAAACTACTTCCTCGATGACCTCATCCGCAAACTTCTCGTGCATCGGTGCCCACACCATACCAGCTTCGAACAACGGAGCAACCATGTGCATACGACTCACCTTATCCGTTCCTTTGCCCGGAGAAAAGCCCAGCGCAGGAATGCCCCGAAGTCGTAGCTCGTCGATGAGCGGCGTACCTGTCGCTTTCGCCTCCACCAGAACCATATCCGGCTCCCAGTACTCGTGCTCCTCGTAAGCAATCTCTTTGAGTTCAGGGAAATTCCACCGACCACGCCTCGCGTCCAGCAAAATAACGTGGTCCGGTCCACCCTCCTCGGGCTTAAAGACCCCCCAAGTCGTGATCGCAGAATAGTCGGCAGTCTGTTTCTTAGAAAACGCAGTGTCATATGACTGGATGATGTAGCTCAACGGAGGAATCTTCTCCCTGTCCCAGTCAAGCCACCACTCCCGTTTGATGATCGCGGCCTCAGAAGAAGTAGGCGTCTGCTGCCACTGCGCGTTCCACTTACCAACAGGCAAGGACGCCTTGATCGAGAGCAGAGCGTCTTTGTCCCAGAACTCAGGCCATAACGGGTTGTCTGATGGCAAAATAGCAGGAAATTCCACAACTTCCCACTGATCCGACATTACATCTTGGCCCTGCGCAGCAAGTAAACGACCTGTCAAGTCCTTTTTACCCCAGCGAGTCATGACCAAAATGATGGATCCGCCCGGCTGAAGACGCTGACGAGGGCCAGAAGTGTACCACTCATAGGCGTTATCAAATGCAGTCTCGCTTAACGCATCTTGCTC